GTCATGTCACGAGTGTCTTTACCCTCGGCACTGTCTGCTAGTTCTTTAGATGTTGATAACATTCCCAAAGAGTCTAGCACAAACATCATTGGTTTGCGATCTTCTGTCTTCTGTTCTAGATATTTATCTAAGATCTGGATTGCTTGTGTTCTAAACTCTTGAACTGTGGTGACAGGAACTAGTATCATACGTTGTCCATCTATACCACGTTCATCAATCATTTGTTTGGTAACTGCTGCTTCACTCTCAAAGTAAACAACACCAGCATCAGGGTTATCACGTAGATAACTTTGAACTATACCTAGACAAAAGAATGTTTTACCTGTGCCACTCTCTCCTGCTAGTGCAGTAATCTTATTACTAGGGACACCACTGTAAATAGATCCACTAACTAATGCGTTGAATATATGTGATCCTGTGTCAACGAAGGATTCAATGTCACCCACACCACCTTCTGATAAAAGTCCTGCGTAATCATTGTCGATAGTTTTAACTATCTCTTTCAAAAATGATGAAGTCATACGAATAAAAAATCTAGAGTTACTTTCTTCTCTGTCTCCCATCCTATCACATTACTGATGACTTGTAAAGGATCTAGAAAAGATTTTTTAAATTGCATATCACGATCTATGCAACCTTCCAATCCCAATTCTTTGGGAAAGGTGTTGAGGAACGATAAAACGTTTTCGTGTATTGGATTGCCCCTGCGTAGAAAGATATATTTTATCTTTTCGCCCTCTTGAACGAGTGGATACTTGTATTCGAGACTATTCTTAGCGATGTAAAAATTATAAAGGAGAGTTCCACGAACATGTAAAGGGCATCCCTTTGTATACACGGTTGTTTGTCCTTTGTATTTGCGTAGTCCATTGACTGACCTCGGAAATGCTATATCTTCTGGTGGTAACGAATTGAATTCAGATTTGAAAGTATCTATGTAAGATATAAAATCTTGTTCTGTGCCATTCATCATAATTTGAATGGCATTTTTAATAGCAGTTCTGCATGGTGATGGAGTTGATGACTTAACTGCTTCAATACCCATCATCTTAAGTTTAGGTTCTGCATAACGAACACCTTCACTGTCCCACACGTTGAGCATATATCTTTTCTTTGCTGTCCAGATACCAGTAGAAGCAATATTCTCTCGCTTCATGATCATCTTCTGCTCGTATGCGTTTACATACTTGGCCAACGCTTCATAAGAACTGTTAATATATTTTTCAAGTTCCACCTCACAGATCTTATTAAGGAACGTGACAACGCTTTCATTAGTTTTCTCTCTCCCCTTGTATACAGTCTCGACCAAAGGACCCAGATTGAGGTAGATACTATCAGTGTCACTAGCAATAACATAATCTTGTTTCTCCGTTTTTAAAACCTTGTTTAAATAGTCATTCATTTTATGTTCTATCCATCGGATAGACACCTGACCAGATAGTGTAATTGCTTCAGCATTATAAGTATCATAATATCTAAAATACTGATTGCCAATTGCACCATAAGCACTGTTCAATTGAATCTTACGTGCCATTTGGATATTGTTATACTTACTTATAGACTTCTCTAATTCTTTTGTGGGAGTTTTTTCATATTCTTTCTTAGCAAGGATCATTAACTGCTTAGATTGAACACGTTCATCGTATATCTTCTTCATCATCTCTGGTAAGAACCCATGTATATCCTTACGGTATTGTGAACCATTAGCACACAAACAATAGTTTGGATCAACCTCTACTTTCTGTCCAAGAATTTTATTAACTGTAGCTTCTGGATGTCTCTTTGCAATTCTGGTTTCTGGGGAAATATTATATTGCATAATAAGATGAGGATACAGACTGTTAAGGTCAAAACTAACCACCCAATCATACTTTCCTGGCGTCGGTGCCTTGACATATGCTCCTGCGTATTGTTCATCTTTATCTGATCGTTTGCCTGGTGGAACAACAATGTTTTTAGCATTCAAAAAATTATATATCAACGTGTCCCACATTCTGACCTGATAGTATACATCCCTGATGTTTACCTTAGCATCATATGCCAGAGAGACAGCAAGTTCAATCAGTTTCATCTTTTCTTCTAGACGCACAACAAGTTCTACGTCAACGATGTTGTAGTCAATAAACTTTTGCCAATCATTAGTGTAGAATTGTTTGAAATTATCAAACTCACTGTGATCTAATTTCTTCTGACCAAGTTCCACATGTGCAATGTGATCTAAACGATAAGATTCTTGATTAGTATAAGTAAATTTCTTATAGAGATCCATGTAGTCCATGACATTAATTCCATAAGCATTATAGATTCTATTTTTTCTACCTTTTATCTCTACATCTTCGCTATAAACGATGCCCCATGGTGACATCAACTTCATTTCTTTCTCACCAAATAATCTTTCAAGGCGACCACAAATGTAAGGGACGTCATAAAGTTCTACGTTCCATCCTGTAAGGATATCAGGGAAGTTTTGTGTCCAGTGATCAAGAAAACTACGAAGCATATGTTCTTCGCCATCACACAAAATATATTCTACATCATCACGTGTATTTTTATAAGGTCTTGTTCCCCATACTTTGATTTTACGAGTAGTATAATCTTGAACAGTAATACTAAGCATAGACTCAGCACACTCTTGAACATTAGGAAATCCATTCTCGCATTCAACCTCGATGTCAAGAGACATTATATTCATAGTCTTGAAATCATAGTCAACTTCTTGCGGAAACTCTTTAGATATAAACTGATACAAATATCTGTCATACCCATGCACTTCAAAGTTGGGAACTTCTTTATACTTTTCTACAAACTGACGTGCTTCACGAACACCATCAAACTTTACTGGTTTGGCATATCTGCCATCAAGAGTTTTATATTCTGTTTCTTTATTAGTAACAACAAAAAGAGTTGGATCAAACTTAAACCTACGTTGAATACGTTGTCCATCTTCATATCCGAGGTAAAGTATCTTATCACCAACCAGTTGAACATTAGTATAGAAACTCATTTAGTAACCAACTCATACTTCTTCTTCAGTTCTGAAGTAGGTTCAACTATTGTAGCAATATTATCTGAATAAAGCATCACGTCAGTGTCAGTAGTATACCGTGGCCATGGTTCTAGTGTGCCATCCTCTCTAATCTTGTAAGGATCTTTCATGTGACAACTAGGTTCTTCGTCCATTTGTTCTGCCATGGTAATTATTTCAATACCAGTCTTAAGAATTATCAAAGCGATTTGCATAATGTTTCTAGTTTTTGTAAGTCTGTTCCATTCCAGATGTTATTATCTTGTTTCTTATATTTGTATACAGGAGAAATAGATTTTAGTTCTGGGATAAATTTTTTAGTAATTAGATTACCAATATACATCCAAGGTCGGTATTCGTCAACCCTTATGTTAAAATAAGTAGGACCGTTGAACATGAGATGCTCAAAAGTTTGTGTCCCACCTACGAATATCGGGAAGGGTTGAGGAATAAAATCCAATGTATACAGTGGAGTTTCTATTGGTTGATCAAAAGTGATAACACCAAACTCACCATTTATTTTTGCAAGATAGTCAACTAGACATTTGCCTATAAGAACAGGACCTTCAATCTCAATAAGTTGACTTCCATGGAACTCATGGTCAGTTGTATATGATAGAATTAAATTATCATCTGTGTCATATAACTTAAGTTTCCTCATCGTCTAAGACTGCTTCGGCATCTTTAAATATCTGTTCCATATCTAGATCCTCTTCCTCTACACCAGCAATTGTATCTTCATGTTTCTTGAAATTCTCTTCATAGTTCTCTTCTTTAATCGCTTGAACATATTGATCTACAATACTATCCAGTGGATCATATGCTGTAATCACATGCTCGAATGGTAGAAAGAAATCCTTTTCTTTACTTAGAGGTGCCCACGGAAACCACGATAGTTGATAACCTTTCTCACGATTAAAGACAAGATCTCCTGATTCGGAAACAATCTCTAATCGAAAAGGTTTATGCAAATGATATCCTACTGCCTGTTTGCTATCAGGATTTGCTATCTCTTGAACTTCTGTAATGATTTCTTCGTTAGACTTTAATAATAAAATCTTTATACTCATTCTACACTTCCACCCATCTTTTGCACATTACCGATGTATGTATCTCTAAGACTAGGAACTGGTTCTAATATAGTGACAACCATATTATGATTCAATGGAATTCTTACTTCTGGAGATAGTGGACACCATGGTTGGTAGTGCACTTTTACTTCTGGATCAGTTACGATTCCTGCCTTATCTAACTTAGGTTGATCGTATTCAACTTTATATGGATAGTTTGCGATGTATGCTTGTCTTGCACCAGAATCTTTATCAACTGCTTCTTGTAAATCACAGATGATGTTATCTCCATTCATCATTATAACAACCTTTACCCTACTAGCATTCACTAAAGGTTGAGGAGGAGTGGGTGGTGTGATATTAATGGGTTCTTTCTTACCTTTTGCCATTTTAAAAAATACTCTTGCTTATATTATAAAGGAGGTATCAACAATTGTCAATACCTCCTAT